GAACGGCTCCGTTCTTTTCGGCTATTCTGGCGAGAACCCAGAGGCCATGCTTGGTCTATCTGAAATAGATTTGCTTGCCGTAGACGAAGCTGCGTACATCCCAGAAGAGGCATATCAGTACGCTTCTGACCGTATGCGTGGTGGCCGCTATGAGCCGATGAGCCGCATGATTAGCTCACCGCAATCAATGACTGCGGAGAACTGGTTTAGCTCGCTATGTAAGAACCATCCAGAGTGTGTCATACATGCAACGGCATTTGACAACCCGTTCACGTCTGACCGCTTCAAGCAGGGACTCAAAGACAGGTACGTGGAAGGCTCCAATATTTACCGTCAGCAGGTGCTAGGGGAGATATTCGACTTCGACATCGCCTCCCAGATTGTCATGAGGAGCGACTTCATCAAGGCCAAGCTCGTTAACCCGCACAGGAAGGGTTATTGGATGGGAGCCGACTTCGCTGGACTGGGCGCCGACGAGAACACAGTGGCCGTCATCGACGAGACTGGCATGGTGGACTGGACCCATGCTCCTGAACTGAACACCAGTCAGAAGGTGGAACAGATAGCTGGTCTTTGGAGGAACTTCAATCCTTTAAGCGCTTTCGGTGACGGCACTGGTGGCTATGGACAGGGTGCCATGGACCTTGCCGAAACCCGTGACATGAAGATGAAGTCCGTGAACTTCGCACAGAAGGCCTTCAACGATGCCGACTATCCTAACGCCCGTACGGAAATGTATCTGGAACTGGCCAAGGAAATCAAGAACGGTTTCTGGGTCTGCGACGAGGTGAAGGACGAAATCCTTGCCATGCAGGTAGAAATCAACAAGAAGGGACAGCAGCAGCTGTTGCCGAAGGAACTGGCAAAGAAGATACTCGGTCACTCTCCCGACTTGGCTGATGCGGTGGCCTTGGCAGTTTATGCAAAGAACCACGATGTGGCTAAACCGAACGAAGGCTATTCGACGGAGAAGGCTAGGAGCGTCCTTGACAGGTACTACATGGGACTGTAATACTTATTTAAGCCGTAAAACGTTTCACATTTTAACATGAGGACTGTCCATGGAAGTCCGTAGTATCATTACAGAGGCATTGAGCCGCTCTAATGTGGTTCCGAGAAGGCAACCAGCACCAGGCGACCTCATGCTTTCCGCATATAAGCTTTTGCAGGGCATTGTCGGTAAGTTCAACAACGACAACTTCCTTGCGTTTACCCAGATGGGTCTTAGCCTGCCGAGCAAGCAGCTCATCCATATCTATGGAAAGGACGACACCATGCTGGGAGACTACAACTATGTCTTCAATGATGCGTCGGAAATGACTAGCTACGTTCCATCCGTCGAAGAGAAACAAAACGACGCTTGGGCGGTTATCAAAACCAATCCACAGCAGGTCTACGGAGTCGTAGAGACTGCGGGGGCATACCACTGGGAGCCAATAGAAGTGGACGGGTTCGACGCTAGGTATCAGCAAATCTTGCAGTACGTAAAGGCCTATCACGTTCACGTAGATGGTGTATCGAAGCTTAATACATTGTACGTAGACAGAGCACAGCCGTATGGTATGCTCAAACTGAACTTTGTTCCACATGCCGACTTCGACGGTTACGCAAACAGCGACTTGCTGTGGACGTTCAAGGAACTGGCACAGGGTGAATGGATTATCAGGACGAAACCTTATCTGGCATCGTCTGCCACGAAGTTCAAGCTGGACTACAACAAGGCGGTCGAGTTCGACTTGGATACTGACTTGCGTATCCCTGATGCCTACATTGAGTTGCTGACTGTTGCACTTACCTATAAGCTGGCCGTGGCATATCCGAGGATGGACGATGCACAGGTCGAAAGGCTCAAGACCGAACTGGGCGACATGATTAACAACGTGAAGGTCCCGAAGGCCGACACGAAACAAGTTCTACGTGATGACGGATACGATGACCGCAGCTCCTATTGGGGCGTAGTTGGCGGTCGAATGTGGGGTGTATAATGGGAAATCGAGTACTGCTTGTTCAGAATGTGGCGGGCGGTCTTTCCCGTTCGAATATCGTCAAGGTTGGCCTCGGCGATAGTATCAATATGTACCCTGAAACACAGGACCTCAACGAGCACAGCACGCAGTTGCTGATGCGCTCCGTAGATGGAGAAGTTCCGTTTGCTGACGAACTTGACGGAGTATGTAGGGGACTGTATAGGGTGTCCAGAGGACGTGACGAGACGGGAAACGAGCCTGCCTTGTACGGTGTCTTTGGCCATAAGCTTTATCTGTTCGACAAGGATGGCACGAAGTACGTCATTGCGACTATCGAGAGCACGAGCACAGAATGCCGCATGGTGGAAACTGGTGGCTACAATTCAGCCCACCCGCACCTTGTTATCGTTGACGGATTCAGCATGTATGCGGTCGATACGACTATTCCAGTTGCATCGCAGCGTACTGACTTCCGTACGATTGAGTTGCCGTTGAAGCCGCTTGACGAGTCACAGCACATCAAGCCGACGCACGTGGCCTACTTGTATGGTTACCTTGTATGTAATGACGAGGGAACTGATGCTTTCTACACGTCAATCCAGTACCCAGGCGAAACGCTTACGGCAGACAACCAGATTGACTACGACTGGTGGCGCCTAGCTACTACGAACAACATAGGATTCATAACTTATTCGGAATGGTGCCAAGACATCACGTCTGCACTCTGCAGCAATGGGTCCAAGCTGATGACCTTCGGCCCGAGAAGCTGGCAGGCGTTCTCCTTCAATGATGATAAATTAAATCCATTCAGTTCACCTGACAACGCTGCGGGAAACATCGGAATAAAGGCCGTCAATTCGTTGTGCATGCTCGGACATACGACGATATGGCTGGGCTCTTCCGACATTGGCGAGAACGCCGTGTTCATGATTAACGATACGCAGCTTACCCGTGTATCGACTGGCGACGTTGAGCGTGAACTGGCCCAGATGGTGCATCCAGAGAACGCATATTCCAGCATCTGGCAGGAGCACAGGCACGTGTTCTACTCGCTGACTTTCGAAGACAGCAAACTTACTTACGTTTACGACGTGACCGAGAACAAGTGGCACCGCAGGGCAAGCTACGACATTTCGAACAACTTAACGTTCTGGCGTTACAATCATGCTACGTTTGCATACAACAGAACAATGGTGGCTGCTGGTAATACTTTGTGCTACATGGACGAACACGTTTTCCACGAGCACGACGGACGCAAGATTCTGAAACTCCGCAGGGGCGGTGTGCTTACATCGAACGACCAGCCGTTCTTCATCGACAGCTTGGAGCTTATATGTAATAACGGACAACATAGCACTAGGTTCTCAAACCTGATTGACGGTGCTATTGCACAGCCGACTGACGGTGAGCTTAACCCTAGGGTATCGGTAAGATATACTTGGGACGGTGGAAACTTCTCGGACTATGAAGACTACTACCTTGGCAAAGTTGGTGATTACGGATGGCAAACGACCATGTGGCATCTAGGCTTCGGCAAGTTCTTCACGATAGAGATTTCTACGACCGAAGAGATTCCGTTTGCCATAGAGAACATGAAAGTGGCTTGGAGTCCAGCGGCTTGGTTCTAGTGAGGCGCCTATGCAGAATGAAATGAAGCTTATACGTTATTCGCAAGAGAATCAGAACATAGAGGCTCTAAAAGGCAAGTATGGATATCTTGGCGAAACTTGGGGCTCGGTGACCGTGTTCAAGAACTTGCTGCTCGTTGTTGCGAATAGAGGAGCGAAGGTATCGGAATACCAGCTTCCAGAAGTGTATGACGGATTCCTTTTGACAAACGAAGGGAATACGATTAACATAACGAATTCTAAACTAAACCTTGACCTCGGGGCCAGCGAGTGTGCTCAAGGAGTTCTCAAACTGGTCAAGGATAACTAGGAGGCAAATATGATTCCAGCACTCGTCGCAGGCGGTATCGCAGCAGCAAACCTCGTGAGCAACATAATGAATTCCAATGCTGACCGTGAGGCAAGGAAAGACGCACGTAAGCAGCTTTCACAGGATAAGACACAAACTACGAATGAATACAATCAGTTGTTGAGGGACATTGACGACTATTACGACAGGCGTGGTGGCCTTGGAACAAATCAAGATGTGAAGAACTACAAGGCCGCTATCGCAGGATACGACCCGAATTCGTTTGTCTATGACTTGGAAGACCCGAACAATCAGTTCAACTACAACAAGTCCGTCAGCGACTTCATCAATCCGCTGCGTGATAAGATTGTCCAGAACGAAATCGAAGGCGTACAACATAGCGCAGCAGGTGCAGGCCTTGGCCGTGGAAGCGGTGCAGCACAGGCT